CCCGTTTCCAGCAAAGTGCATTAGGCTTTCGTGCCAGGGTTCCAATCCTGGTTTCAGCATGCCTGACGCCTTCGTCCATAAGGACAGGGAGTCTGCCGCTCGACTGCAGGCTTTAAGGGATACCTAGGTATACCCTTGGGCGCAGAGAGCCGTACGGTGCATTCACTGTAACCCTAAGTGGAATAGTCCAATGACTTCTAAATCCAGGCAGATTGATGTAAATAAATCCTACATCGGCAAAGATTGGTTCACGGTCTTTGGCGGTCCGCCTCAGAACGTTCACCAATACTATGCAAATCTGCATGGTTTAGAGACGCTCGTAGACACTTCGCCGCACCCTTACGGTAGCGGCGGGAACATGACGATGCTGAGAAGCACCGTCCGTTCCGCTCCCTGTTACATAGACGCCGCTACCCACACGGGTGGTGTCGACTATGCGTATAGCGGTGCGGTGTTCGCGCATCAATACGCGAACAATAACCCGCAGACCCCTCAAGCTATCCTATCATCTACGATGTTAGGCTATGGCGTGAAAGGTTGGAACCGTTATAAGCCGACTGCCAGAAATGGCAGTTTGGCTCAGGCAGTGATTGAGCTACGAGATGTCCCGAAGATGCTCGAGCATAGTGCTATGGTTCATAGCGCGCGCGAGCGTACGAAGGGCATACTCGAGTCGGCTGGTGGTCATTACTTGAACATCCAGTTCGGCTGGTTGCCCCTTCTCAACGACGTAAGGGATCTCGTAAGAAATGCCTTCCTAGTTGAGAAACGTCTTCGCCAACTTGAAAGAGATAACAACAAGTGGGTAAGACGCCGTGGGCCATTGGACGCTGTAACTTCGACTTCCACTTCTAGGTCTACGGGATTCTTCTCGCAGCCTAGTCGTGCGTCGCAGTTATACCTCGGCAATGAGACTCAGAGTGTTACCACGAGACAGGTAACCCGTTTCTGGTTCTCTGGCAAGTTTCGGTACTACATTAAGATCCCTTCCGTCACCGATGGTGTCGTGAAGGGCTTTCTGAAGGCCGAACATGTCAACAGGATCCTTTACGGGACTGACCTGACTCCTGATCTCATCTGGGAAATCATGCCTTGGTCCTGGCTTGTCGACTGGTTTTCGAGTGCTGGCGCGTCAATGGCCAACTTCTTCGAAGACTCTGCCGACAACCTTGTAGCCGACTATGCATATGTCATGGGCAATGTTGCCAATGAGACTGAATACGTTGTCAGCGGGAAAACCAATACTGGTGTTCCTTATGAAACTTATCAGTCCTACTTGACGGAAGTCAAGCAGCGCACAGCTGGCGTTCCATATGGGTTCTATTTCGTTCCGCCTATCCTTTCGGTGAAGCAGATCGGAATATTAACCGCGCTTGGACTATCCAGGCGAGTTAACGGAAAGTAACGAAAGTCTTTCCGCTATCCTGCCGCAGACAATTGTGTGTGCGGTTGTTTCCCATTGGAGTTGTGCCTTTGCTTGCTGATCCTCAATCTGTGACGCCGACGGGTGGCTCTGCTGTCTCTCTTCCTGCCACTGGCAGGGGGATTGACAGCTCTGTCTACACGTCGGCTGATGGCAACACGAAGCTGACCATCAGTCACACCTTCGCGTCCAGGAAGCGATACGTCGCTCGTCTGGACTTCTCCAAGATCGCGGCTGATCCTCTGATCAGTGCTCAGAACATCAAATACTCCATGTCGGCGTATTTGGTGATCGACACTCCGATCACGGGATTCACCGTGGCCGAGGCGATGGCTCAGGCGGGTGGCCTTCTGGCCTACCTGTCTGCATCCACCAACGCGAAGGTCACTTCAATTCTGGGAGGGGAGACCTGATGTCGACAGAAACTGTTCATCACTTCCGTGACGAGCATCTTCTGCGCTTCCTGCCTCTCATGACCGCTATCAACGTTCTAGCTACGCTAGTCGTTGCCGGCGGTTTCGTCCTGAATATTCTCACGCTTGAGGGCGTGAGCAGAATCGTTCCAGCAGTGGAACGGGCCTGTCAGGCGACCCAGTGAAGTGTCGGGGGGGCTAGGCTCGCAAGTCTAGCCCCTTGGATCTGCAGCAAGGCTACGGATTCGCTCAACCCCCTATCTAGGAGGCGAACGATGAAAAGCCTTATGCAACTTCTTGGGTGTGTGCTCGAAGATTCGGGCACATGGTGTCGCACCAGCACCACTCGTGATCTTGAAACTATCACGAGGCGAGTTGAACACGAAGGTATATCGTTTCTCACGATATCCCTGCCGAACTTCTGTAGAGATTTCGAAAGATCTCTCGACAGAGGTTTCGTCGCGACGACTGACTTTCTTGGTTTCAAGAGGTCAGGGTCTCTCCCGAGAATTTTCTCAGGTTTGACTTCGCTTGTGTTCGATCGCAGTACTGGCGTCCTGCTTGACACAGTCGATGTGCATGCCATCTTTGCAATTCGGCAGATTTGCCTCCTTGCGAAGAAGGTGTCCCTCCAATGCTCATTAGAGCGCGAAAGGAAAGCATTTCATGACTACGTCAAGTGTGAACACGAACTCAGCCTGGTACGGGATAGCCTTCCTAGCCCTCTCTTTGAGAGGTTTAGGGATCTATCACGTCTCCTTTGGGGTACTACACTCATGGAAGGGCATCAAGCCTTTCTTCGGAGCGGGAGTATCCCCAAACATGGGCCAGGCGCTACCTCTGATCGTATCTCTGGAAACCAGAAGTACGACTTCAAAAGGTGGCACGAAAGGTTGGAACCTTTCTTTCCCGCCGACTCGTACATCCTACCTAATTTAGGTTGGGTGGACAGATTGGAGGGAGTTGAGTTCGTTGAACCCGGTTCAGAGGACCCGGTCAGGGTCGTATCTGTTCCTAAAACGCTGAAAAGCCCTCGGATAATTGCAATGGAGCCTGCATGTATGCAATACGTGCAGCAATCTCTGTTGCCTATCTTTGTGGACTCTCTTGAGAATGGCCGCTACACGAAGGGAAGAATCAACTTCTCTCGTCAGCATCCCAATCAGAGAGTTGCTCGGATGTCTTCCCGTACCGGTCGTCTTGCGACGCTCGATATGAAAGAAGCTTCCGATCGCGTTTCAGTCTTCCTAGTTGAGAGCATGCTTGAGAGCGTTCCGTTTTTACGGGATGCTGTTCTCGCATGTCGCTCTACTCGGGCAGACGTACCTGGTTTCGGTGTTCATCACCTAACCAAGTTCGCGTCTATGGGTTCAGCCTTATGTTTTCCGATTGAGGCGATGGTGTTCTACACTATCTTCCTCGTGTCGGAATTAGAAAGGCAAGGACTCCGGTTGACCCCTAGGAACCTAAAGAAGGTCTCCAGGGGCGTGCGTGTCTACGGAGATGATATTATCGTCCCCGTAGAAAGTGTGCAGTCTTACTGCGAAGCACTCAACCTGTTCGGGTTAAGAGTGAACTCCGATAAGTCTTTCTGGACTGGGAAGTTCAGAGAGTCTTGCGGAGCAGACTGGTACGACGGCATATCGGTAACACCGGTATATTGCCGACGTCTCGGTCCGCGTAGTAAGCATGACGCTTCGGAGGTGTTGAGCTGGATTTCAATGTCCAATCTCTTCTATGAGAAAGGCTATTGGAAAGCCAGCCAGCTTTGCCGAGATTGGGTGGAAGGATTACACCTTCCCTTGCCAATCGTTGACGCCACATCTCCTGTGCACGGTAGGCTGTCTTATACTTTTTCGTATAAGACAGACCGGATGTGCCCAAACCTACATCGTCCCTTGGTAAAGGGCGTTGTGGTAAAGGCGCTTCCGCGGAGGTCTCGCATTGATGACCTTCCGGCTTTGCTCAAGTGCTTACTCAAGCAAGGACCAGAACCCTTTCTTGATCCTAGGCACCTAGAACGTCATGGACGTCCGGTATCCGTCGACATCAAGATCCGGTTGGC